CTCATTACCCGCTTTCAAACGGAGACACCATTCGGTTCATCGAAGCAGATGGAACAGTACACACCCGAACCATCACAGGTACAACCAACCACCCTGATTACTCGCCGTACTACCCCGACTTGCGACTCTATACGCTGGACAGCGATCTACCCGCAGCGATTAGTCCTTGCACGGTCATGCCTGCTGACTGGAACGAATATCTTGTCAACAACAGCGACAATCGACCTGCCGCATTGTTGCTCGACCAAGAAGAAAAGGCATTGGTCGCAGACTTGCGGACCAACAGTGCTTTCAATTTCCCGACTGACGCTGACCGGATGATCTTTAGCGAATCCCTAATCAGCGGCGATAGCGGCAACCCCGGATTCTTAATCGTCAACGGCGAGTTGGTGTTGGTCACGGTATGGACGTATGGCGGAGCAGGATCGGGAACTCCGGTGTCCGACAACATTGCCGACCTAAACGCCATGATTGCGACCACCGACGCACAGGCTGGTGTCTCTACTGGATACACCGTGACCGAGGCAGACTTCTCAGCATTTCCTAACTACAGTTAAGAGAACCTAAATGATTATTACCGACTCTATGTTTCTAACACTAACAGATGAACAATTTCTTGACGCATACGAATCCGATGGCAATTGGTACATTTCGACGCTTGGATCGGGATCGTCGTTTACATCAGCCGTAGGCTCATCAATTCTACCATCAATCGCGTAATTGTATAAATAGTACCAGAGAAAACAGGAAAAATAAAATGGCAGACAAATACGAATTTTCAATTTTAGGTTTTGATCAAACCACATCTTCATCATCTAGTGGCGGCTCGCAAGAATTTCGTCATGATGGGGGTCCACTATTCGTTTCTGTACAGGGTGTATGGAACGGAGCAGGCATCACTTTAGAAGCATCATATGATCGTGGAACCACATGGGGAACTGCAACTGATATTATCACATCTAATACCGTAGCCGTAGCTGCCGGTGCTGGTGTTGATAATACTGCATATAGCTCATTCCTAAACATCCCCCCTTGTTACCTAAGAGTTACAGCAGACACTATTGGAGCAGCAACACAGATTCGTGTAACCTTTAGCAACGTGGTGTAACATATGGCAATTCCAACAAGCAGAGAAACCCTAAAGCAATGGTGCTTGCGTAAGCTAGGCGAACCAACCATTAAGGTAAACGTCGCTGATTCTCAGGTAGAGGATCGGATCGATGAGGCTTTACAATACTTTAGCCAGTATCACTTTGATGCTATTGAGCAAGTCTACTACAAGCATGAAGTAACTGCTGCGGATATTACTAATGAGTACATCGACATCTCAGGCGAAGATGACATCATCGCAGTAACCGGTGTGTTTCAGCTAAACGACAACTCAAACGCAAACAACCTATTTGATGTTCGTTACCAAGCACGCTTGTCTGATGTTCACTACTTCTCAAATACGTTTCTGCAATACTACGACCAGACCAAGCAGTACATTAATCTGGTCAACAAGATTCTGAATCCAGCAGAAACCATTCGATATAACAGACACACCAATAAAATTTATATCGACGGTCGATGGGGTGAAGATATCCTTGAGGGTCAATACGTCATCTTCGATACCTATCGCAAGCTCGACCCCGACACATACACCGATGTTTACAATGACATCTTCCTAAAGCAGTATGTGACAGAATTGATTCGTGAGCAGTGGGCGCAGAACCTAAGTAAGTATGACAACATCTCGCTGCCCGGTGGTGTTACCATGAATGCTGATGCCATCCGGTCGTTGGCACAAGAAAACCTTACACGACTCCGCGAAGAGATGCGATCACAAGAACCACTACCGTTCTTTGAGATGGGCTAAGCATGAAATCATTCAAGCAATACATTTTAGAGAAACCTGAAACGATTTCATATAAAATTGCAGGTGGACGGGGCGAGATGAGTTCTTTACGTGGTCTGGTCAATCCAACCAGTGCGAATGAGATTATGCGATTCTTCGAAAAGACACGGCAGAAGAAAGCAAAATTTCTACTGACCGACGATGACTCGACTGTATTTGTATGGGACGCATACATGGCAATCCATTACGGAATCGGGCAACCTAACGGCTACGGTGCTAAGTATATGTCGGGCATTATCCGATATCGTCGCGGTCGTAAATTAGAAGTTGCGGTTGATACCACACCATACACCGATGGTATTGCCAAACTCAAAAAAGCATCGCGCGGGTTTCGAGAGCTTATAGACACCACGCCAGATATTTTAACAGGACTGTATTAAATGACAGTAAACAGATACTTCGACCATGTAGAGTTTGGCGATACACATGAACAGGAATTAGTTCAGTGTCTCGTTGATGAAGCAATTCAGATTCACGGTCTGAACATCTATTACATTCCCCGTACAGAAGTAGACGTAGACTATCTCTTTGGTGAAGATCAAGTATCAAACTTCAACTCTGCCGTTCTCATCGAAATGTACCTAGATACATTTGAGGGATGGGAAGGCGAGGGACACATCCTATCCAAGTTTGGTTTGCTTGTTCCTAACTCAGCTACACTTGTTGTGTCGAAGAAAAGATTTGCCGAAGAAGTGGTATCGCAATTCTCTACCATGAAAGACCCACAAGAAGGCGATCTTCTTTACTACCCACAGACTAGCTCTCTGTTTGAGATCAAGCACGTGAAAAAAGAAGAGCCGTTCTATCAGGTAGGCACACGATATACATATAAATTAGAAGTAGAAAAGTTCGCATACTCACACGAAACACTCGATACAGGCATCCAAGACATCGACTCAATCGAAGACCAATACACCAATGGCGATGCTACTGAAACCTTTGCTGATAACGACGCAATCGAAACAGAAGCAGATGGTACAGTCACTGATGGGTTTGATGATAGCGGAACAGATGATCGTGGTAGTGGGCTTATCAATTTTGATGAAAAGGATGTGTTCGGCAACTACTAAAAAAATGTAGAAATCACTAAAAATGTAAGGGATCGAGGTCGATCCTTTTATAAATAGTAGTGGAGACTAACAATGACTACTATTTACCAGACCCGATACAACAACCTGATAGAACACTATAGCAACAACCTATACAATGGATACACCGAGCGTCACCACATCATACCGAGATGTATGGGCGGCGACGATAGCGAAGACAATCTTGTTGATCTTCCAGCGAAGGCACACTACATCGCACACCTACTACTAACCAAGATTTATCCACAGAATAAATCTTTACACAATGCCTTCTTCTGTATGAGCCGATCCAGTAGTGATCAAGATCGAACATACATAACATCGTCACGGTATGCGAAGATGAAAGAATCCAGAGCATTCGCCCAAAGCATACCTTGTCGGATTGATGAAATAGAGTTTAGTAGTTATGCCAACGCAGCTAAACACTATGGTGTATGTATAACCACCGCAAAGAAATGGGCTGGTATCGGAAAAAGTGAAATGAAGCATAGACATAAATGTAAGATTGATGGTGTAGAGTTCCCATCAAAGAGCGCGGCAGCAAGACATTATAGTGTTGATCCAAATACCATCACCTACTGGTTACAGCGAAATAATGGAATGTCCATCAAAAGAGACACAACGTGTATTGTCGATGGTCGTGTGTTCGAATCGGTCAGGGCAGCAGCAAGAGAGTATGATGTAACCGCGAAAGTAGTCCGGCGATGGATAGACAAGTTCGATGGAAAAAGCCAAACACCGTGGAAAAAGTAAATGCTTACTAACCAACCATTCTATCATCAGTCAATCCGTAAGATGGTCGTGGCATTCACCACACTATTCAACGATATCTCAATCGAACGCATGGACGATGGCGTTGTTGATTCTACTATCAAAGTGCCTATTACCGTATCAGACAAGGCAAAGTGGTATCATGCTATCCGTCAAGAGCTAACAGAAAAACCACCGAATGTCTCTCGTCTTTTACCCCGTATGGGCGTTGACTTTACCGGTATGAGATACGACTCGCAACGCGCGGGTGTAGCAACAACAAAACACGTATATGATGTTCCTGTTCTAGACTCATCATCGTCTTCTACAGCAAACCGATACACAGAACGTAAGCGATCATACCGTCGTGTATCATACATCTATGACTTTGAGCTATCCATCGCAACAAAGACGATGAACGACTCGCTGCAAATCCTTGAACAGATTCTACCATACTTCAAACCTGACGTATCGGTTACAATCAATGACATGGATGATCTGAATATCGACACCGATATCTCAGTAACACTCAAGGATGTGAGCAAAGAATCGAACAGACTCGATGGGTTTGATTCTCTTGGCTTGATTACATGGACACTAAACTTTGAGTTGAAGGGTTACATCTACTCATCAGTCAGCGATACCGGTGTTATCCTTGATACTCTCATCAACCTATACGATAAGATGCCTGAAGACAATCCGAACAAGGTTGCAGACATCAGATCAGAAACAGTTGCGGGCGTTGAGTATGACGCAGACGATCCGACAACATACAACACGACGATCACCGAGTATGACTATTACTCGTCTTCGTCTAGCAGCGGATAATCATCATGGGCGAAAATAGTAAATATCATGATCCTCTTAGTGACGCACTAGGCGTTGACAATAAAATCGTAGTACCAGAAGAGAAAACAGCGGTAGTGAAACGAAAGACTCTACCAGAACCACAACTCTTCAATGATGCTCCGGTTGATAACAACAACACATCAGAAGAAATCACGATTGTCCCTGAAGAAGAATCAATTCGTGATGCCAAGAAAGACTATGCAATGGTCCGTGGTCGGCTACATCAACTAGCCGAGACTGGACAGGAAGCTCTTGAAGGCATCCTACAAGTGGCACAAGAATCCGAACATCCAAGAGCATATGAAGTTGTGGCACAGCTAATCAAAACGCTTGCAGACAACTCCAAGCAGCTAATGGAACTGCATCACGACACGCAAGACCTTGAAGATAAGAAGAATGCAAAGCGTGACAAGGGCAAGAAAACAGAAGAAGCATCTACAGAAAACTCTTCCAATGTCACCAACAACTCTATCTTCGTAGGGTCAACTGCTGAATTGCAGAAGATGCTTGAAGAAATGGGTGGTGGTAAAAAATGACAGACACATCTAGCTATATGGGTAACCCGCTTCTAAAACCAGCGGGCGAGCAGCATGACTGGACAAAAGAAGAAGTTGCTGAGTACCTAAAGTGCAAGAACGATCCAGTCTACTTTGCTGAAACATTCTGTAAGATCGTCCACGTTGACCACGGGCTTGTTTCATACAAACCATACGACTATCAGAAAGAATTAATTTCAAAACTACACGACAATCGATTTGTAGTAGCTATGCAATCTCGTCAGACTGGTAAATCTACAACGGTTGCCGCATACATCCTACACTACATCCTGTTCAACCAGAGCAAGACGGTTGGTATCCTAGCAAACAAGAAAGACACTGCGGTAGAAATCCTGTCGCGTGTCCAGCTTGCATATCAGCACCTACCGAAGTTTATGCAACAAGGGGCAGTCAACTGGAACAAAGGTTCGTTTGAGCTAGAAAACGGATCGAGAGTACTAGCAGCTTCTACAAGCTCAAGCTCAATTCGTGGTTATTCATTCTCATACGTATTCATTGATGAAGTCGCGTTTATTCCCCCTAATGTGTGGGATGAATTCTACAAGTCAACCTATCCTACCATTTCATCCGGTAAAGAAACCAAACTAACACTGATTTCTACACCGAACGGTATGAACCACTTCCACAAGATTTGGACAGATGCTGAAGCAGGAAGATCGGCATTCGTTACCCACAAAGTATCATGGGAACAGGTTCCCGGTCGTGATGAAAAGTGGAGAGAAGAAACAATTGCCAATACATCCGAGCAGGATTTTGCACAGGAACATGCTCTATCATTCCTTGGTTCAGCAAACACACTGATTGCAACATGGAAACTCAAACAAATGGGTCATATCGTTCCTATCTTTGAGCGTGATGGTGTACAGGTATTCCACAAACCCAAACAAAATGGTGTATATGTAGGGGTATGTGATGTTGCTGAAGGTGTTGGGGGCGACTTTTCTACTATGACAATCTTTGACATCACGGGAGATGAAGGATATCGCATCGCCGCTATCTACAGAAACAATAAAATCTCCACACTACTATTTCCCGATGTCATATTCAAGCTAGCAACCGAGTACAACGAAGCATATATACTAATTGAAACCAACTCGATTGGTAAACAGGTAGCCGATGTGCTTCATGGCGAGTTTGAGTATGAGAATATATTACTATCCACATCCGGTGGTCGAAAAGGACAAACCATCTCATCCGGTTTTGGTGGTCAGGGCGGCAAACTTGGTGTAAAGACCACTTCACCACTTCGTCGGATCGGTTGCTCGACACTCAAAACACTAATCGAAGAGAATAAATTAATCGTAGAATCGCACGATATCATATCAGAACTTACAACTTTTGTGTTCTATAAAGGTAAGTATCAGGCAGAAGTTGGACACCACGACGATTTGACTATGACACTTGTATTGTTTGGTTGGCTGACCCAACAACCATACTTCAGAGAATTGCTTGATATCAACATCCGCGAAGAGCTATACGCAGACAAGATCAAGGCAATCGAAGCCGATCTTGTTCCGTTCGGATTCATTGATGACGGACGAGACTTGGATGATGATATGCCCGGTGGATGGGAACGCATATAATGAATTCTTGCCGCATAGATAATACTAAATAAGCATAGAATTCAAACTTCACATAAATGGAGAAATAACAAATGGTATTTAGTCTCTCACCCGCAGTTACCGTAACTGAGAAGGATTTGTCAACAATCGTTCCAGCGGTATCTTCTACCCCCGCCGCATATGTCGGTCCTTTTGTATGGGGACCGGTAGATGAAGTCACTCTCATCTCTAGCGAAAACGAGCTTGTCAGCAAGTTCGGTGAACCTGACAGCGACACCGCACAATCGTTCTTCTCTGCCGCATCATTCCTTGCATACGGCGGTAACCTACAGGTTGTTCGTGTTGTCGATCAGTCGGCATCAAACGCATACGCTGAAGCAACCGCACTCACATCATCGTCATCTGCTGGCGAAGCACTTGGTCTACAGATCAAGAACGCTGACCACTATGACACTGTTAAGTCAGCATACGCAGACGCGAAGTTTGCTGCTAAGTATCCCGGCGAGCTTGGCAACTCACTCGCAATCGCTATCATTGACGCATCAGCATCAGGTGTAGATGTTGGTAACGCAACCAGCATCGAAGACGAGTTTGATGCTCTTCCAGCAACATCAACCTACGCAACTGGTCTTGGTGCAGCAGGCATCAATGATGAAATTCACATCGCAGTCATCGATGAAGATGGTGCATGGACTGGTACTCAGGGTACTATCCTTGAGAAGTTTGCTTTCGTTTCCAAGGCAAGCGATGCTAAGAAGGCAGACGGTTCATCGAACTACTATGTTGACGTAATCAACAACCAGTCACAATACATCTGGTGGTTGGGTCACCCCGGTTGGGGTGGCGACGGTGTATCCTCATCATCTGCTGGCGATGCTGGTGTTGATTGGGGTCTAACCGTAGCAGCAATCCGTGACGCTGGCAACACATTCGCTGTTCTTGATGGTGGCGAGTATGGTGCATCAATGTCCGGTGGTACTAACGACAATGTTGTTCAGGCAGACGATCTAAACAATGGTTGGGAATTGTTTGCAGATTCGCAGACAACCGACATCTCATTGTGCATCACCGGTCCTGCGCCTACCGCAACTGCATCATATGTTATCGATAATATCGCAGAAGTTCGTAAGGATTGTGTAGCCTTCATCTCCCCGCTACAATCAGATGTTGTTGACAATGTTGGCGATGCTTCCGCTCAGCTAACCGCAGTTCAAGCATTCGCAGACACCGACCTAAACAAGTCATCGTCATACGCAATTCTTGACTCTGGTTGGAAGTACACATATGACCGCTACAACGATACTTTCCGATGGGTTCCGCTCAACGGTGACATCGCTGGTCTTTGTGCAAGAACCGACTTCGATAAAGACCCTTGGTTCTCGCCAGCAGGTTACAACCGTGGTCAACTGAAGAACGTTACCAAACTGGCATACAACCCAAACAAGGCAGCACGTGACGAGCTTTACAAGCGTGGTGTAAACCCTGTTGTTCAACAACCGGGTCAAGGCACTGTTCTTCTTGGTGATAAGACTCTTCTTGCCCGACCATCTGCATTCGACCGAATCAATGTTCGTCGCTTGTTCATCGTCATGGAAAAGAGCATTGCTACCGCAGCAAACTTCACCTTGTTTGAATTCAATGACGAGTTTACCCGATCACAGTTCGTAAATCAGATCGAGCCATTCCTACGCAATGTTCAGTCGCGTAGTGGTATCACTGACTTCCGAGTTGTATGTGATGAAACAAACAACACTGGCGATGTAATCGACCGACAAGAATTTGTGGCAGACATTTTTGTTAAGCCAAACAAGTCGATCAACTTCATCCAACTAAACTTCATCGCAACACGATCTGGAATTGACTTTAACGAAATCGGTGTATAAATAAAACTAACAGGAGACAAAAAACATGTCTATGAGAATTGATAACTTTAAACAAGCTCTACGTAACGGTGGCGCACGACCAAACCTTTTTGAAGTAACTGGTTCGTTTCCGGGCGGCGGGGCTGACGTTGACCAGATGAAGTTTTTGATCAAGGCAGCATCGATCCCTGCGGCAACAGTTGGTACTATTGAAGTACCATACCGTGGTCGCCAACTAAAAATCGCGGGCGACCGTACATTTGAAGCATGGGAACTAACTGTAATCAACACAAACGATTTTGCTCTAAGAAATGCATTCGAAGCATGGAGTGAAATTGTCAATGGTCTTGCGTCCAACGAATCTGCTGTATCTCTTGATGACTACTATCAAGACTGGACAGTTAAGCAACTCGACCGTTCGGGTAAGGTTGCAGAAACATACAACTTCGTCGGTTGCTATCCCGAATCTGTTGGTGCAATTGACCTATCACACGAATCAGGCGACACCATTGAAGAATTCCCTGTGACCCTTCAGTATCAGTACTGGACACACACGGGCGTAACTAGCCGCTAAATAACCGTGAGTTAGTAACTTTTATATTATGATGGAGAACGTATGAAGCTCTTTGGTTTTGAACTAAAAAAATCATCTAGTCAAGAAGCAGATGAAAAGATCATCAAGCCGGTTACCGCGCAAGATGATGTCATGGCAGAATCCGATGTTGTTATATCGGGTGGTAGATTTGGCACGCCCTATGAAATCGACGCTTCACGTGAAAACGAAGGGCAGCTAATAAACAGATATCGGTCAATGCTTGTCCACCAAGAAGTGGATGACGCAGTGACCGATGTTTGCAATGAGGCAATCGTTTATAACGAAGACCGTCAACCAGTTTCGATTGATCTTAGCATGGTTAAGATCAGTGATGATGTTAAGAATAAAATTTCTGGAGCATTCGAAGATGTGCTAGATTTGCTTAACTTCGCATCGGACGGTCATGATTTATTCAAGCGGTGGTATGTAGATGGTCGCATCTGCTACCACATTAGTATTGACAAAGATAATCCTGATCGTGGTATCCTTGACATGCGCCGCCTTGACCCGCGACGTTTGAAGAAGATAACCAAGATTGAAGAAGACGAAGACAAAGAGACAAAAGCCAAGTATGTAAAGAAGATTGAATCTATCTACACATACGACCAGTCTCTGCAAATGAAGAACGGTGCTGCAACAGTCAACATGACAGCATCACCGGCAATGGCAGGAACGTCAACCGGTAACATCATGCTACCAAAAGATTCAGTCCTGCATGTTACTTCTGGTCTTTTTGATTCGAAGTCAAACCGTGTTGTTGGTCACTTGCACAAGGCAGTTCGACCACTCAACCAGTTGAAGATGATGGAAGATTCGCTAGTGATCTATCGTTTCTCCCGCGCACCTGAGCGAAGAGTATTTTACATCGACGTTGGTGCGTTGCCATCAAGCAAAGCAGCACAATACGTGCGTGAGCAGATGAATAAATACCGTCGTAAGCTCATCTACGATGCTGATAGTGGAACGATTGATAGTGATGGTAAGCACATGACCATTACTGATGACTTCTGGTTTCCACGTAGAGAAGGTGGTCGTGGTACAGAAGTTACCTCACTACCGGGCGGTCAGAACTTGGGTGACATCGAAGACGTACAGTACTTCAAAGAGAAACTATACAAGTCACTCAACGTACCAATCTCACGATTGCAACCTGAAAACGGTATGTCATTGGGCAGAGCATCAGAGATTACCCGTGATGAAGTTAAGTTTGCACGATTTGTTGATGTGCTACGAAACAAGTTTGCTGAACTGTTTCTTCAAGCATTGCGTGTGCAGCTAGTCCTAACCAAAGTCATCACCTTGGCAGACTGGCAGAAGATTCGTGGAAAGATCAACTTCAGCTTTGCGAACGATTCATTCTTCACACAGCTAAAAGAGATTGACATCCTACAAGAACAGCTACGTGCGGTAGGCGATGTCAAAGAATATGTCGGGGTCTACTACTCACATCAATACGTGCAGAAAAAGATTCTAGGCATGACCGATACAGAAATCCTTCAAATGCGTGAGCAGATTGAAGCCGAAAAGAACGACTCATTCTATAGTCAAAACGAAGACGATAGGTATTAACAAAGGAACACTACCATGAACATCAACGAACAAATTGTAGACCAACTTATGA